GAAAGACATGGTCAATTTACAAGCCTTCAAAAAATGTTCAATTGATAAGTGTCAAAATGAATATCAATTTGAAGTAAAAAATAAAAAGTACTGTTTAGAACATTGTCCCGATAGAAGGGTTCATGCTGTTATTAAAAGACTTTGTAAGTATTGCGATATGGAATTTGAGCATTCTGATTTTGTCTGTCCCGATTGTCGAAAAAATTCACATAAAAAGGAATGGGGAGTTGTCAGATACTTACGTCAAAATATTGATACTAAATTTGAACACGATTCAAGCAAGATTCTTGGGGAATGTTCTAAAAAAAGACCTGATTGTTTTTTTGATTTAGATAAACATTGTGTAATTGTGGAAATCGATGAAAACCAACATAAGTCATATAATGACAGTTGTGAATGTTCACGTGTAAATGAAATTGTCAATAGTGTAGGAGGAAGACCTATCACTATTGTCAGATATAATCCTGATACGGTCAAAAATAAAAACAAGTCTCTCAACATTGACTCCAAAAGACGATTGCGTACTCTTAAAAAAGTGGTAAAAAAGGAGTTAATCAGGGAACCAAATAAATTTGAAGTAAAACTTATTCAGTTGTATTACAATGACAATTACAATGAGTATAAGCCTGTAAAGAAAGAAAACATCACCTCTCAAGTAGCGATCTAAAATAAATTTAATGAGAATTTATAATTATTGATTAAGTGTTGATTTAATTATTAACAAGAACAAATGTCTTAACTTCATTTGGGTCAACTTCTTCGTTAGTGGGTTGTTCCTTTTTCTTAGGTACGGTCTGAATCTCAAGTTCAGGGTAATTGACGTCAATGTAGTTACTGCTAATAATATTCACCGAATGGAATTTATGATTGGTTTGGGGATAATAAAACATTTCTGTTCTCATTTTTCCGATATCGGATGAATTTTTAATCGCTGCCCATGCAATTTTATGTATTAGTCCTTTCTGTGAGTCTTGAACCCATGTTCGCGGTGGATTATGTTTCATAAAATAATCGATTAATGATTGAGACTCATTTGAACTTTTAATATTTGCTTTACTATTTGGAATTGCAAGAGTTAACACCGTGGGTTCCATAGGATTATTTCCGCGCAATGTAATTTCAGTAAATGATTTGTCAGGAGCATAGAATGTTTTCTTTCGTACATATTGCGTACCATCATCAGAAATATCAATCCAATTTAAGACAATTGGTAGACATTTAAATTGGGTTTCAGATCCAGCTTCGTTGTTTTCAGCCATTGTGTTAAATGTAGATGTCAATATCAGTGTTAATAATTGTTTAATTTATTTACAATTATTAATGAAATTAATTTTTTTGCTGTTGAGAAGTGGCGGATTGATCACGACGTTGTTGAGCTAGACTGGGCATAACTAGTTCATTGTTTTGAAGTTGATCAAGAATTTCACTGTCCAATCGTTCATTGGTCACATCACGATTATGTGTAATTTTGGGATTTGTGACATTGCCCATCATGGTTTTATCAGGAATAGAAATACTACCTTTACCAATAGTGCCACGACGACGAAGTGATTCGTTTTCAATTTCAGTATCACGTACCTTAGAAAGATTAATGCCTTCGCTTCCAATTGTAACTTTTTGAGATGTACGAGTAGGGGCACGTCCTTGAGCAACTTCCTCGCGATGTGTGTGAATCTCAGCATTATTGATATCATCCATCATACGTGGTTTTCTTTCATCGCTATTACCTGTACCAAAGTATTGAACATCGGATGTGAATTGACGATTAGTATTAGGAGCCTTAACCTTAGCGGTACCGTAAGCACCCTTCTTGTTTTTCTGCATAGCACCACCAGCATGGGAACGTGTGGTTGTTTGACGATTTGTTGGTTTGGCGTTGGCTTTAACCAATTTATAACCATTATTACTGGTTTGAGCTTCAGAATTACCAACATAATTTCTGAGTTGAGTGGTTTCTTTAATTGTTGTTTTAGCGACATCATTTGGATTTTTGACATATCCCTTACGATTATTGTTATCACCACTGATACCACCAACATAATCACTGTTAATTGTTGTTTGTTTAATAGTGGTTCGTGCGATATCATTAGGATTCTTGACCCAACCTTTACGATTATTATTTTCACCACCTACACCACCAACATAATCACTATTAATAGTTGTTTGTTTAGTTGTAGTACGAGCGACATCATTTGGATTCTTGACCCAACCTTTACGATTGTTATTTTCACCACCTACACCACCGACATAGTCACTATTAATTGTTGTTTGTTTGGTTGTAGTACGTGCAACATCATTGGGATTCTTAACCCAACCTTTGGAACCAACGCGACCATCAGCATTACCCATAGTTCGATTGTTTCCAATAAAATTTTGTTTGCGACTAGGACGTGGTTTTTGACCAGTGCGTACTCCAGCTTTACTACCTCCATCAGGATTGGCAATACCACGATAGTCTGTGTGTCCAGTGCATGAACGAGCCTGTGGTTTAACTTGAAGTCCTGATTTACCAAAATCGGATTTATCAGCAACACCAGCATTATCACCACGCAAGTTACGCCAACCACCATTACTGAGTTGTTTGCGTGTATCCTTAACACGCACCATACCTTTGTTCATTGATTTTTTGACAACAGCTGGACCAGCAGGACCGGCGCGACTCTTAAGACCAGTTGTTTTACGATTAACATTCTTAACTACAATATGAGGACGAATCTTAGCTTTCTCACGTTCGCCAGTTGTGGTAAACCAACGGTCAGGTGTATTGAGATAGAAAGAATCAGGACGATTTTTTTGAACCAAACCAATCTTAGTGGGACGACTGATATGTTTACCAGCAATAATACGTCCATAATATGAAAGTTTAGGATTAGTTTTGGTGCGAATTTCATTTGTAGTTTTAGGAAGAATGTAATCACGTTTATTAGCCTGTTGGAAACCACCACTTGGAAGTGAAGTGTATCCTTGATTAAGACCTGGACCAACATACACTTTTTCGACAGGAGCTTCATTATTACGTTTATTACCAACTACATATCGATCAAGATTGTAACCTCCCAAATTTGACACACCATAAGGATTGCCTACATCACGTTGAGGTTTAAACATAGGAGAAATTTCTTTTTTCTCACGATAGTTAGCAGATGAACCAGTAAAATTTTCAAGAAGAGTTTGATTTGCATACTGATCAACATTTTGACGAACTGTACTACCAAAGAAAGGAGTCATATTACGATGACGGAAGTTTTTAGGATCGATTACGTTACCTGAAAGAGAAGTTCCAACCCAACCACCTGTACTAGCATAATTACCACCGCCAGTCCAAGTCATATCATTAACTTCCTTTTTTCCACTTGTGTTAGGATCTGCGTGTTGTTGTGAACGTTCACGATATCCGTTCATAAATTCGGGTTCAGATGGTTTTTCTTTAAATGTTACAGGAAGTTGATCATCTTGATAATCCACTTTGTTATATTCAGGGAGTGGGGGTCCAGGGATTACAATATTTTTTTCGGGATTTTGAGCATTTTTGTACATATTATTCATCATTTGTTGTTCTTGATTCCAAATATCAACTGTTTTTTTAGAGTTATAAATATTAGTTCCAGTTGGAATACGTTCAGGTGGAACTGGAATATTACCAGTTACACTTTTTTGTCTTTGTACACCATTTTTATTAGCAGCATAACCTAATCCCATGAGAGAAGCAAGTACTCCGAGTCCAATTTCCATTTAATATCTATTATTGTTATACTTGTTTAGTTATTGTCTAGTCTATAACAAACCTATATTATATGGTTATATTTTTTGGAATTAAATTGAATTTACTCAGTATTATTTGATACTTTATCCTCATTACTAGATTGTAATTTGGATTGTATATTTTCTTCCATTTGTTTGATGAGACGTTTATTTTTTTTTTGTCTAGTTTTTTTATTACGTGCTTTTTCTTTTTTGGCTTGTTCTTTCTTTTGTTCCTCTTCATGCTTAATTTCCATTTCTTCCATTTTATTATAAACAATATCAACTAAATTATCTTTAGATCTTTCTTTGAGTCGAGCAAATCTTCCCTGACGAAGTTTAGCATGAAGACGATATTTAGTCATTTCTTTTTCAGCAAGTTCTGGAGACTCAATATCCCAATTACCATTTCCTACTGGTTTAGCAAATGAAGGAAGACTACCATAGGTTGCTACGAAACGTTCAGCTATTTCCATTCTCTTTTTAATAGCAAATTCTTCTTTTACCTCATTTTGACGTTCTTTTTCTTGGCGACGTTTCTTAAGAAATTCATGATTAATAACATTATCATTCTTTGTATTGATATTTGTATTTTCAGCACTATCTAAAGTTTCAATAGTATCGGTTTCAGACATTAATTTATTCTATTTTTTGTAATAATGTAGATTATAAATTTATTTTTAAGTAAATAGTAATATATTTGTATTTAGATTTCTATAGAATTAAGTGAGAAGCATAACATAACCATATATGATGTATGGTATATTGTTAGAAGTAATTTCAGTTGTTAATAAATAATTAGTAGTATTAGCTATTCTTCCAATACATTCTTTTCTTTCTCGGTCATAAAATTGTATTGAAACTGAATCTGCATATCGCATTGTTTCACTTGATTCAGTAAAAACTTCAAGGTCAATATCCAATCCCTCATAAAAATTAATTATTTTTTCAAGTAATTCATACATTTTAGAATTACTTTTTGTTGGATCAACAACACTTAAAAAAGAAAGTGCCGGATAATTTGAAAAAATAAAAATGGAGTTAATTTTGTGATAGTTAACAGATGAATTGTCATCCATGTTCATCTTTTTGAGATATTTGTTTTCTTGATATTTTTGTTCGAAAAGATATATTTCATCTTCAAGTTTTCGATAGATTTCCGTGATTACATCTTTAGATGTTATATGATTTATATCGATATTGGGATAATTTTCTTCATTTGTTAAATTTTTAACATATTCATTTTGTTTAGTTATTGTAATTGGCTCACATACAAATCCGTTACTTAATTCACTATTTAACATTTGATTTAAAAAATATTGATAACCAGTAGTGCTCAAACCTTTTTCTTTGTTGAATTCTTTTAGAATTAGATTTTTTTTTGATTTTTTATGTTTAATATTATTTATAGTTTCATAAATAATTCTTTGTTTCTTATTATTAACGATTCCTTCAATTCCATATCCAAGAAAGTTACCAAAAGCTTCAGTAGTTATATCTCTTTTTCTTTGAAGTTCATAAATATTATTTAAAAGTTTTCTTTTAATATAGTGAATTCGAGTCATCCTAATCGCTTTTATATTTTTTCGAATTTCATTATTATATTCATAGACCTTTGACATTTTATTAATTACTACTTCTGGTTTATTACCTCTTTCACATTGAGCATTAATAAATTCAAAACATTTTTCAAAACCAACATTATTAGGATGAGGAAAATGAAATTTATTAAAAGATTCTGAATTATTTGATGGTAATGATAATGATTGAGGAATTCTTAAAGTCGGTTCAGGTTCTTCATAAAAAATACTACCCTCATCCGAACTAGTCAATAAATAATCTTCCATTTTGACTTTAGTTTTTTTATTAATTACTTTGAACTTATCAATCATTGGGTCAGCTCTTCGGATATTATTGGATTCGTCATTAATCAGTTCTGTTTTCTTAAGAGTATGTAAACATGGCATACTTCGTGATTTTCGTAAACTAAACCACTGAACGATATCCATGTCTTGTTCCATATGATTTATTTTATACTATAACCAAGTATTGAATAATATAACTGATTCAATATTTATAATGTTATATAAATTAATATTTGATTTATATCAAATTAATATATTTCACACCGTTTAACAATCAGTGTTTACATAATTCATTTTTATTTAGATCCATCCATAGTCTACTATCAAAACATTCTTTCTGTTTCGTGACATGATTCCATGGGAACTTTTGTTAATTGTTCAAGTAATAAATGCACACAATTTTCGAATTGTTCGTAAACTACACTATTTTCCATTGCATTCGCATAGGGTTTAATTTCCTCTGCAATTTCAGAATAATCAATTTGATATTTATTTTCTTCTTCTTCTTCTTCTAAATCTTCGACAATTAAAATAAATTCGCCATTGGGTTTAACATATGTATAAACAGAGTGGTTGTCCCATCCCATTGCTACAATATTACCATCATCTTTTAGAATAGTACATTCAGTTGGATATACTAGATTTTTTTTTAGAAATATGGCAGTAAATAAATGTGCTAAATAATTACGGTGCTCCCATTTCATTAATACATCACGAAACTGATTAAAAATATCTTCAAATTGAAGTTTAGTTTCACCTTGAGTATCAAGTAAACTATTCATTGTTTCGACAATTTCGTCCAGATCATCTGGGATTTTAAAAACAGCTGCATCCGCTTCTGTATCATTTTCCATATTTACTATAAAATTTTCAATATAATGTCCATTATCATCATTTTCATTATCGTTATTATCATTTTCATTACCAATTCTTTCAATATTGTATTCAATTTCACTTTCTCTTCCATTCATACAGTTCATTTCAATTGTTTTTTTAAATTTATTATTGCGTTGAATTTCATTGTTTACACAATTAAATTTCTGACTTAAGTTAAATGTAGATTCTAATTTATCGCTTTTTATGACTTCTTTAACCTCTTTATCTTTTTTAATTTCAGGACTTGATATTTCTTCCTCTTTTTCATTGCTTTCAATAATTTCCTTAACATTATCTATATCGGAAATTTGTCCGAGTGATTCTTCCAGTTGTTGAAGCCGTATCTCAATCTTATTATAATTGCGAAGCTGGTTAGTAATTTCAGTTAAAGAATATTTATTAAATTCTTCAATAATGCCTTTTTCCAAAAATGGTTCAAGTAGTTTATATTTATTGATAATCAAATCCATAGCAAAAACAATGGCTTCACGATTTTTTTCGATGTTCTCTTTGGCTTCATTAAGTTGTTTTTGATAACGTTCTTCCATATTGGTTTCAATATCTTCTTGTAGAATTTCTTGATACTCTTTTTTGGTACCAATAGTATTAAGTTTTAATAATCTTAAATGTGTTTGATGAAGATATTCATTTTCCTGAGGTGTCATCTCATTCATTAATCTTATTAACGAAGCACCTATACCATCATAAATACGACACGCTAATGGAAAACGATCCTCTAATTTTTTGGTTTCAATGTCATCATGAATTTCAATATTATTATTCATATTTTCACAGTAATATTAGTTAAATGGACACTACTGTAATACAGTCATGTTATGTTTTTAAGTTTTTTAATTTTGGTTCTATTTTAATTGTCGGCTTCAATAATTATAGTTTAATATCGCCATTGAAATCATAATAAAAATAATAAAAAGTTCTAAAACAGTGCTAAACTTAAATGACAATGTGCTTCTCCAATTCCGATATCACTGGTAATAAAAAAACAAAAAAGCCATCCTATAATCGATTAAGATATGTTCGTTGTAATGACTGGTACAACAATTTTGAAGAGGAGTTGAGTCTCTCATTTCTGAGTTGATATGAATAAAATGTACGTAACCAATTATTACTAAAAAGACAACAGAAGCAGAACAACAATTTATTAAAAAACTACTGACGAGATAAATGTGGAATTGGGATATTTGGTGGGATATTTATTGGCAAGAGGAATATTTTTCGGTGGATATTGAAGCTGATAATTAAAATGTTCAAGAATATGTACGTAATATTACAACGAGAAATATAATTTTAATTCCTTTACTAAGTTGAAGCCATAATGATTTTATTATAAAAGTGATATCTTAATATCTTTAATTAAGGTATATGAAATATAGTTCAAAATAGTTAAAAACATGCCTACTAGCACTAAAAACAATAGAAAAATAGAATATAATAAACGGAGATCTAAATATGCTTATGTGACAATGGTAATTAATGGAGATAAATATGTTAATGGAGCGATTGGTCTCGCTAAAAGTATTTTAATTAGTCAAACCAAATATGATTTGGTATGTATGATTGATGATACAGTTAGTAAAGATAGTGTCATGCGTCTCCATGAAGTATATAATTATGTTGTATTAGTTGATCGTATATACAAAGAAACCAGTTGGGGAGGTAGGACTGCGTCTGAAAGATATTCTTCGTGGTGGAAATTTTCGTTTACTAAATGGAGATGTTTAACAATGATACAATATAATAAAATATTATTCCTGGATGCCGATGTTTTATTAATTAAAAATATGGATGAAACAAAATACCCTTCATTTGTCGGGAATGTAATCAGTATTTCAGAGATAATTGAAGATGAGGAGGAGGTAATGAGTACAGTCTGGTATCTTGAACCAGAAGATATGCCTTCTGAAGGACAGGCTCTTCTTGAATATATTAGAAGCTTTAGAGAGGAAGATGGAATACCC